ATGGGGTATTGCACGCAAGCACAAGACCACCGTTAGCAAGCTTCGCCAGTTGAACGGTATCAAGGGTAGCCTGATTGTACCTGGTCAAAAGATTATTGTAAAAAAATAAAAAAAGTTTCCTAAAATCGGAAAACGATGCCGATAATGTAAGTAGCAGTTGGCAGACTGTTATCCATAAGACACATTAGGAGAGAAAAATGGATTACAATATTCCAGAAGTAAAAGACATGATGGACAAAGCGGTAACGCTTTCCAAAGAGGCAGATGGTCTGGTTCGCCAGGCTAACCTGTCAACCGATGTCAACGACAAGCAGTTCTATCTTGCAGAAGCAAATAGACTGAAGGTCAAGGCTGACTATTACCTCATGAGTGCCCGTATGTGGAACTCTACAAGTAAGATTGGAGCCTAACATGCAAAGCACAGCAGCTTTACTAATCGGTATGACTATGACTATCTCTGTTGCTACCATCAGTTTCAACGAGATGCAGGATTCTATTCCTGACCCATTCGCTAACATGACCATTTCAGAGTTCAATCAAATGGTTGGTGTATCTGATGTCGTCTATGACTGCGTAACTGATGTCCTCAAGAACGATGACGCGGAAAGCATCATTGCATTCATTGAGACAGAAGCAGCTACCGCTGGTACACCATCGGAGACCCCGAAAGCCGAAGCAATCAAACAGTGCGTCTATCAGGATCCATTCGGGTGGCATGGCACTGAGAACGAATGGGCTATCGAACTCCTTGAAACAGATACTTGGGAATAATGATTATCCCTAAAGTATTCCCACCCACCGAAGTTGGCAGTTATCAGGAGCTTGACATCATTCAGGTCGCGGTGCTTTGGTGTGAAGAGAACAATGCTATATCGTTCCAATGGGGCATTGTGCATTATATGGAAGTTGGTCATCCTATGACTCCCACACAAATCATAGAAGAGGCTAGCAAGCAGATGCCTAAAAGTGTAGCTGACTTTATTGCACTGTATAATGACCCTGAAACTCAAGAGGAAGCAAAGGTGCTTTTTGCTTTGGGTTTCGTGCAAAATATGAACCGAGGAGACATGTGTGACAATGGCTGACACATTCACTAACTGGGTAGAACTTATTAGCGTAGCACCGCAGCAGAAGCGTTTAGCGTTAGTCATGATTCTGATGCAGTCTGACGATTTGTCGTATGACGATGCGGTAAAATATGTTAGTAAGTTAGGCGATGACGGTGTGAGAGCGGAAATCCTGGAATACCAGGTGCATCTGATGCTCACAGGTCAGCGTAAAAACGAACGCTTTTTGTAATAATACTATTGCTACATAAAGCTTACTAGACCGGAACTCCCTTTCGGGCGAGGCAACTCCCGCATAGCGTTTTCTCTTCCGCTATAGACAGGTTGAGGTTGTTGCTGCCACAACAGTATCGCCCCCGGAAGGGAGTTCCACCATTTTATTCACCGTGCATTACCCCAGGCATTCCTTATGGCAGGACTGCCCGTCTAAACACCCTCTGAGAAGCCCTAGAACGCGTTCTAACGGGCTTTTATGCTTTCTATGGGCTCTGATACTAAATATACCGTAAAAACGGGCACAGCAATAATGGGAGAATGGATAACAAGGATAACCGTGATGACAGGGAAACCGCTGCACTCAAATGCTGGGAGCAGGCAGTTCAGCATGCTGAAAAAGCAGACGCTATTCTTGAGGAACTAGTCCAGCTTTACAATGACGGTATGACATTAATAAACCATAATCGTATGATGGCTTCTGTCTATTTGGCGGCAGGTGGTTTCGGTAATGACCCGCAAGCATACAACGAACTCGGACTACCTTACGATAAACCTGAGGAGGACTAATGGCAGAGCTTCCTAAAGACCCGCAAGCGTTAGAGGAAATCAAACGCATTTTAGAGACCCGTAAAGAAGCGTTCGCTTGGCGATGTGCAGTAGAAGACTGTGACGGTGAACCGCATGACGGGAAACCTGTTCGGCATGCCAGGGCAGCCCAGAGACCACCGTGGGGCGATGTTGTAGTGATGCCTGACGGCAGTAAGCAGTCTGTGCGTCGCTGGTATTTGCGTGGGGGTCGTGGTTCAGGTAAGACTTGGGCTGGTGCCCACGCTCTGGCAGAAGTTATTCTGTATCACGGTGGAGTTGATGAGAATGGTGACCAGCGTCAATATGGTATTGTTGGTCCTGACTTCGGACACGCGAAGCAGATTTGCATGGAAGGTGTTTCCGGATTACTGGCAGCCCTTGGTGGCGAGTATAGTGAGCACATCAGACAATACAACCGTTCCAGTGGTGAGCTTCACATGAATAACGGGGCGATTATTTATACTGCAGGTGCTGACTCTTTCGCTCGTAAGATTGAGGGTACTAACCTTACCGCTGTTTGGGCTGATGAGGTTGGTCTATGGTCTGTTCATCGTTGGCAAAGAACTTGGGAGCAGGCTATCACATTCGCTGTTCGTAAAGACCCGTCTCTTTTCATTATTACTGGTACACCGAAGCAGGGGCATCCTCTTGTTCAGAAACTTATGGCTGACCCGTCAGTCAAAACGGTAGTCATGTCTACCATGGATAACAAGGCTCTTGACCCTAAGCAGGTCGCAGAACTAAAAAAGGCTTTTGAGGGCACTCGTATTGGTCGTCAGGAGCTTGAAGGTGAAGTTCTTATGGACACACCTGGTGCTTTATGGACAGCGGCGAACATTGAAGCGAACCGTTATGAGTATCCGCCTGACTCTGCGGACATCATTAGGATTGTGGTTGGTTGGGATCCTGCGGTAACTTCTGGAGAGAACTCTGACGAGCACGGTATCATCGTTGCTGGACAACTGGCTGGCGAAACACCGCATTACATCATTTTGGAGGATGGCTCAGGGCGTTATACCCCTATGGAGGCTGTCAATAAGGTGCAGGATTTGTTTAGTAAATGGGAAGCGAATACTGTCGTAGCTGAAACCAACAACGGTGGCGATATGATTGGTGCTCTTTTACAAACGGGCACAGCAATAATACCGCTGATGAAAGTCACTGCTACTAGAGGCAAGCGTTTGCGTGCTGAACCGGTGGCGGCTCTTTCTGAACAAGGAAAACTTCATTTACTTGGAGCCTTCCCTAAACTTGAAGACCAAATGACTACCTGGTCTCCTGAGAGCAATGGTTCACCAGACCGCTTGGATGCAATGGTTTGGTCAATCACCGCTTTACAGGAAAAAGCAGCCACATCAAGAGCGTATGTGGGTAAGCATAGAATCTCTGTTAGGAGCAAATAATGGGCGTGTTCGATCGCTTTCGTAATAATGACAACCAGCAAAAGCGGAGTGTTGAGGTTGTTGGCTCAAACGGAGAGTTCATGAATCGTGAAGACTACACAGGATTGTGGGCGAGTGCTATTGGCACACGCAAAGAAGGTCAGCGTGAACTTTCCAGACTAAAGCCAAACCCAGATGAAGCAACAAATGTAAGTGCGGTGGCAGCCCGCTGTATTGACCTTATTGTTGACAGTCTTTCAGCAAGAGACCTTGAAGTAGTGACCTCAGCCGGTGAGCCGGTAGACCACTACCTTGAAACTATTTTCAACGAGAACCCAAACAGTTCGATGTCAGCACGCCTTTTCAAGAAGGCTATCTGGTATCGTATTTATCTGCATGGTGAAGCTCTCGTTATTCTTGACCGCGGTAATAGCCGTATTGAAGAGCCTAAGAGTGCTCACATTCACTATGGTCAGGCTCGCGTTCGTCTTAGCAAAGCCACGCCGCAGGCACCTATGGGTGAAATCATGGCTTATGAAATCAAGATGGGTAAAGATGATTGGGTTGCACTGGCACCATCAGAGGTGATGTGGCTTCGTGAGATTGACCCTGCGAACCCTTGGAAATCCCGTGCTCCAATGGAAGCCGCTCTTGAGAGCATCGGTCTGAGCCGTGCAGCACGCGGTTGGCAGGCAGGACAGCTTTCCAACGGAGCGAACCCTAACGGTATCGTTTATGTCGGTATGCCAGAAAGCGACGAAGATTACTACCTGACTCGTGATGAGATTGAAGCAGCATTGACTGGACCTTCTGCTGCTGGTCGTATCGCAACCATCGCCGGACCTGTTGAGCCTAAATGGATTAGCACTTCTATGAACGCTCAGGAAGTCGCTTACCTTGACACCTTGAAAGTTACCGATGAGCAGATTGCTAACGCTCTCGGTGTTCCACTTGACTTGATTGGTGGTCAGAGAACTTATCAGAACCTTGATGCTGCATGGAGAATCTTCTGGGAAGGTACTCTACTTCCTAAGCTAGAAATCATCGCTTCTGAAATCAACCGCCAGTTGCTTTTCGGCACTGACTTCTTGGCTCAGTTTGAGGTAGCATCAGTTGGTGCTCTACAAGAAGGACAGGATAGTCTCACTGACCGTATCACTAAAGCAGTTGAGAATGACATCATCACTATTGATGAGGCTCGTGCTCGTCTTGGCTTTGACCCACTACCTGATGGTGCTGGCGAAATCACTATTACACCTTACAAGGCTGCTTATCAGGTTCCTGGTGTTGCAGCAAGGAGCATTGTTGACCACCCTTTCGCGGAAGCGGCTACTAGAACTATTGAGGATATCACTCTTGAAGAGGATAACCGGGTAGTCCGCGTTTACGATGTTCCTCAATATATCCAAGATAACGCTACTCGTGGTCTACGCTACCTTGAAGAAGGTTTCGGTGGCGATGGTCTAACCGAGCAGACTATTGAAGAAGCTAAGGAAATGGCTGGAGGCTTTATCTCAGAAGATAAGGTTAAGAGAATGGGTCCTTGGATTGCTCGTCATTTAGTTGACCTTGATGCACCTAAGAATAATGACTCAGAAGACCCAGAGTATCCTGGTGCTGGTCTTGTAGCTCATTTGCTTTGGGGTAGCGGACCTGATAAGGCTACCGCTAACCGTGTTCGCCGTTGGGCTGAGCGTGAAGCAGCGAAGTATCGCTCACAGGGCGATGAGGCTGTTTATGCTACTCGTGGTTTAGAACCTGAAGAAGCCATCAAGAAGATTGACCGTCTGGAATCCCAGGCTATCCGTGTTATCAAGAGAATGGCAGAAGCTCAGTTGAGAGACGCTAAGCGTCGTTTGCAGCGTGGTGAGCGTAATGAGACTTTCCCAGCGAAAGCAGGCTCAACCTTCAACGCGACATCATGGACTGAGAGAGCATACGAATACTTGCTCCCTGTTATTCTCCGTGCGTTAGAAGAAGGCTATGAAGTTACTGCTGAGGCACTCGGTGTTGACCTAAACATCGACAACTATGTTGTTAATGCCGCTGAGGAAAGAACTGCTATCCTTGTAGACCAGGTCAACGAGACCACCGAGAAGGTTCTGCAAGACCGTTTGACTGCTGCTGCAGTAACTGACCGCATTAGCGTACAGGAATACTCACAGATTCTTGACCAGACTTTTGAGGACTTATCATCATGGCGTGCAGAGACCATCGCTCGCACCGAAATGGTTGGCTCTTTCAACGGTGCTTCTCGTCAAGCAGCCGTAGACAGCCAGGTTCCTGTTGCACGCGAATGGATGGCAACAGAAGATGGTAGAACACGCGAAAGCCACAACAACATTGATGGCTACCGTACGACCTCCATGTCAGATCCTTACCCTAATGGTCTGATGTATCCAGGCGACCCGTCTGGTTCTCCTAAAGAAACAATCAACTGTCGTTGCGTTGAGCTCTTCGTAACTGACTATTCACCCGAAGGATATACAAATAATGAGTAAATGGATAAATGAAACTCGTGCCGTAGAACTGCGGGCAATACCAAGTGAGGAAAACCGCTTTGAGGGTCTTGCCTGTAAATATGATGTCTTAGATAGTTATGGCACTCGCTTTATCGCTGGCTGCTTCACCAGAGGCGGTTTAGACACTAGCACCTATTCCCTGCTATGGATGCATGACCCAACTCGCCCTGTTGGTACTTTCACCGCTGAAGAGCGTGAAGACGGTCTATACATCGTTGGCAAGTGGGATGACAACACCGCTGGTCAGGAAGCGAGAATCGCTGCTCTATCAGGTTCAGCTTCTGACCTTTCAGTAGGTTTTACTTGGATGAAAGAACAAGAGGCAGATGAAAATGATATCACTATTGCACGCTTACAAGAAGTATCGCAGGTTACAAGCAGATTTGGTGCTGTACCTGGCTCGGTGCTCACTGCGGTTCGTTCGGCTATTGAAGAAGTAGAGAACGCAACCACCGAACCTTGCTGCGAAAAGGAAGACTGCTGCAACAAGCGTTATGGTACCGAATATCACCACGCTGGAGCCGGTGAGGTTATCCAGGGTTCACAGGAAGCCCAGGAAGCTGAGGAAATCGCTCCTGAGGCTGTTGAAGAGCCTGTCGTGGAAGACAACACAGATGTAGAATCAGTGGAAGAGGAAGACGCTACTGAAGAGCGTTCAGATGTAAACAACCACGCGTTGAATCTACAAGTCATCGCTAAATACATCGACACACTGTTCTAAAAAGAACGCTGGGGGACTCTGATGAGGGGTCGCAGAGTCTCCCAGCTTACAACATGACCCCGTTGGAGTAGAAATGAAGAAACTAAAAGTTCTAGTATCAAAAGACTTCTGGGATGACGCTCTCGTACGCGGTATTCGCACCTTCTTCCAAGCAGCCCTTGCTTTTATTGGTGTGAATGTTGTCGCTATTACTGAGATTGACTACCTAGGTGCAGCAAGCATCGGTTTAGGTGCTGCTCTTATCTCTGTTGCTCAGAGCATTATTCGTGTTGCTACCGCTAAGGTTGAGGAAGACCCATTTGACCCTGAGGCTGCTATCGAAGACATCGCAGCAGAAGATGATGCTATCCTTGATGGTATCGTTGAGAACGCGGTAGAGGATAACTAATGACTTCCGAAGTCCTTCAGACAATAGCCACCATCGCTGCAACGCTTACTGCGTTGGGCGTTATTGGTGTTACTGTTCGTCTTGTCTATAAGTTCGCTAAAAGACTTGAAGCGGCTATTGGACAAGACAAAGAAGGACGCTCGCTTTCTGAACGCCTGGTGAGAGTGGAACACCAGGTATTCCCTAACGGTGGAGGTAGTTTATCCGATCAAGTTGATGAGATTCACAAGTCATTGATTGCGATAGAAACCAAAACTGATATGATTGAAAGCCTTTTAGTTGGAAATAGCATATATAATGCGAACGCTTCCAGCAATAATAATAAACGACCTGGTCGCAGTCCCAGGGAAATCGCATCCGCTCCGACTGCACAAACCAAAAAAAACCGTAAATAATGAAAGGTTCCACTACAATGGACATTCGTACTCTAAAAGCCGAGGCAGCTGAACTTGCTGCTATCGCAAAGAACGGTGAGGCTACTGCTGAGCAGTTGGAACGCATGAACGAAATCACTTCCGCCCTTGAGAACCACAAGGTTCAGGCTGAGGCTGCTGCTCGTGCGATCTCTTTCGTAGATGCCGACACTGTTGAAACTACCAAAACCGAGGACGCTCCTGCTTCTCTTGGTGCCGCTTTCGTTCGCACAGTTGCTGCTGGCGAGCGTACTCGCAGCCCTAAGGTTGAAGGCGAGTTCGAGGCTCGTGCTATCACTACTAGCACCATCGTAACCAACCCTACTCTCGTACCAGTTCCTGAGCCTGCTCCTCGCAGCCCTCTTGCTAGCTTGGTAAACATCGAGCGTGTAAACACTACTTCTGTTGACTATGTTGTTGAGACTGTCGTTGAGGGAACTGATGTTGTTGTTGAAGGCGACCTAAAGCCTGAAACCACCATTACATTCACTCCTAACAGCGTTGTTCTTGAAACCGTTGCTCACTATGTAGATGTTACCCGTCAGGCTCTTGAAGACGAGACCCGTCTTCAGGGAATCATTGACAACGCTCTTCGCAACGGTCTAGTTCGCAAGTCGGAGAACCTGATTGCCACTGCAATCACCTCTGATGTGAACATCGTTGAGCAACAGGGTGCTACTCTTCTTGACGCTATCCGTTTCGGAATGGCTCAGGTTGAGGACAGCGACTTCACTCCTAACACCGTAGTTGTGAACCCATTTGACCTTGCATCTCTTGATGTTGAGGCTGCTGGTTCATTCCGCGAGATTACTCGCAACGGAACTTTCTGGGGAATGAATGTCGTAACTTCTTCCGAGATTCCTGCCGGTGAGGCATATGTTGGAGACATCGCTTCTGCTGTTACTTGGTTCGACCGCGGCACCGCTGCTGTTTACACCACTGACGCTGACGCTGACAAGTTCCGCAGAAACATCATCACTGTTCTAGCAGAAACTCGTGCGAAGGCTGCTGTGGTTCGCCCAGCCGCTATCGTCAAGTGCACCATCATTCCTGCTCCGTAAGCTAGGAATATAGCCACACTCTAATCGGGGGGTGGGGACACGGGGAAATCCTGGTTCCCCATCCCCCTTTTACATATAAGATTTAGGAGGTGCCACATGGCATACTGCACATCAGACGATGTAGAACTTTACATCAACATCAATCAGGTACCAGACATTGACGCTGTTATCGCAGCTGCTCAAGATAAGATTGACAAATATACTGACGATATTTTTGAGCCTACGGCAATGACTGTTTATACGGAAAGCAACCGTGCCTATTTTGCTGAACTTCCATACACCACTCAGAGTGTTGATAGCGTTGTAGCTCTTCCTAACAACATCACACTAGACCCATCAACTTACAACTTTGAGAACTACAAGCGACCAATCCTTCGCCTATATTCTACTACTCCTTGGAGTGTTCTTGTAGCAGGTTTGGAACCTTGGAGCAATGACATCACCTCAAACATTAGGGTTGCCGTAACTGGTGTATTCGGTTATGCTGAGACACCTTTCCAAATCAGGAATGCCACGGCTCTCCTGGCAGCCTATTACATCAGCCTCGCTGGATTCGGCGAACTGAAGGAGAAAGCCATTGAAATCATTGGTCAGCCTGCAAATGTTGAAAGCGTAGATGTAGAAGGATACAGTGTGTCATACTTCTCGCAAACCACTAGCGAGCTTACTGATAGCACCGGCGTGACTGGCATTGACCGTTTCGTCGCACCATTCAAGAACAAGCGTAGAACGAAGGCACAGTAATGTTAGTACCAAACCCATCACTCAGCAGTTATGAAGTAAAAATCTACCGCAAAACACAGGGCGTAGATAGCGAAGGCACTCCTTTGCAAACCTATACTCTTGTTGATGAGTTTCGTGGTGGCTTTGGTAGCGTTGCAACTGGTCGTGAGCTTGTAGAAGGATATGCCGGTCAAAGAGTTGATGCTGCTATCTCTACTGAGCATGAACCTAACGCTTTGATTGGCGATAAAGTAAATGTCAGCGGTAGAGACTGGGCTCTTGTTGGTATCAGCGACACTCCAGTAACTTACCGCCTGCTGCTTGCTCAGTGGGGCGGTGAATAATGGAACTGGATAGTTCAGAGTTCGTTATCAGCGTACGAAAGCATATTGACAACATCAAAGATGATATCTACGATGAGGTTATCAAGGCAGCCACTGAAACACGCAATGAGGCTGTCCGAAGAACACCGGTAGACACGGGAGCCCTGCGTTCAGCATGGCAGCTGCGTGTTAGCCGTGGTGTAAACACTCTTGAGGCTATCGTGAAGAATGACACTAAATATGTCAGAGCGATTGAGTATGGAACTAAGCCTCGCACCATTAGAGCAAAGAATAAGAAGGTTTTAGCAAATAAGAAAACAAACACTGTTTTCGGTACTAAGGTTAGACACCCTGGAACCAAAGCTAAGCCAATGATTAGACCCGCTCTTGCAAAAGTTTTACCAAAACTGAAAGACCGTATTAGGAGGCTTGGATCATGAGCACAACCGTAGCAGGGGCTATAAGAGCCGTTCTGCTTGCAGCAGACCCAACACTACAAGTTTACCGCAAAGAGGCTCCTGTGGGCTCTACAATGCCTCTCATAGTGGTTTCTGACCCTTTCTCTTCAGTATCTGTTGAGATTGGTGATGAGGTCGTTCTGGATGAACAGGTTCAGATTGACTTATATATCCCGTTTGGCGAGGAAGTTACTACCTGTCTCTTATACACATCTCCGAGCCCACGAGACGTAGAGGAAT